ATGGGCTTTCGGCAATTGACCGATGCTGTACGCCTTGTACGCGTCTGTCTTTTTGTTGATGTTCTTACTCGCCAGCACTTTCGCGGCCTCTTCGGTGAATTTGCCCTCGGCGTTATAGGTCGTGTACAAGGCTTTGCGCTTAGCGAATACGTGGCCGTAATAGTCCTCGTCATAGTTTTGAGTTTTGACAAAGCTTTCCCCGAGTTTGAAAACAGCCAAACACTTGAGATCAGCATTCCAGGGGCGCAGCGCAAGCGTTTTGATCAAGTCGGCGCGTGTCGGTTTGAAGTCTTCTTCGCTGATCTCTTCATCGGCAAACATGGATTGCATCATCTTGCGGATTGATCCTGCCTGACGTCGCAATCTGGTTTGCGCAAGCAGGATCAACTCTTCGATGTCTTTCGGATCATCGGCCATCCCTTCCAGTTCAATCACCAGTTCGCGGGCTTTCTCTGAGCCTAACCACGGGTCATTCGTCAATCCGGCAAATCGCATCAGATTGCCCGCATGCGGCGCGCGCTCAATCTTGATGTGGGCCAACAACCCGGCACTGATCACATCGCCAACCCCATATAAACTTTGCATCCATGCTCCGGGCATTTTCGACGCGGCGAAAGCGCCAAGTGATCTTTGGATTTGTATTTCGAGGGCGCGAAATTGATCGAAGAAGAAAGCCAGCATAGGCGCGGTTGTTCCTTCGATTTGATCATCGCTTTCCCCAATGATTGCCCGTAGTTGTCCGGCTGTCCTGATTCGACCGTTTTGTAAAAGGTAGTACAAGTCTGTCAATGCCCGCGCCTCTTCGCGCTTTAGTTCGCCAGCGAGCATGCGGGTTTCCTTGGTCAATTTCTTGAGAATTGGCGCGGACTCGGGGCCCGGCCCTATTTCGGCTTTTAGCATTTGTGACATTGTTAATCTCCCTTATTGATAATTGTTGATAATGTGATCGTGGTTAGCCTACATGAAGCCAACTCATCAAGCGGTCTAAAACGTCCTGCGAGGTGTGGCCATCGTGTGGGGGCGGTTCTTCGCGCTCGATGCCGTTGAACAGTCCCCAATATTCAAGCGGGAGATGATAGCTAATCATTTCCCCGTTGATTTCAATCCCTGCGACAAACCAACCCGGCCAGACATCTTCAAGCTTTCCATCTATCCAATGCTTTGCCGACTTCCAGCAATATAAATGGTCATAATTGCTTGCTGACTCTTTAGCCAGGGCGCAAAAGAGCGCGTAGCGATGCCGGTACAGTTCATCGAAAGTGTGATAGCCATCAGACACCTCACCGACATCGCAAGGGACGGCCAGCGGCATAGTCTTGCGCTCTCCGTCTCTTTCAATTGTAATTTGTAGCAGATTACGCATTGCTTATTCCTCCTTTATCCGACAGCGGCTTCAACCGGCTCACTCTCTTTGACCTTGTTTGTCCGCGTGCTTGTTTTTACTCCGCGCGCTGTGACATTTAAGGCATCATCCCATATGGCGTTGAAGAGGGCGGAAAAGCGCCCGTTTAGGTCTCCGATATTGCCTAGAGAACCTAAGCGCGTTTTTCGATTGACCCGCCCCGTGTTTTGGAATTCCAGCAAGACATCGTAAAGCCGGTCAGAGAAATCAACCTCCGCCTTTGCCCTGTCCAAAACATCATCACAGATGTTTTGCTTCTCCGCTTGTGGTAGTCGTGTAATGGCCATGTTTGATCTCCTATTGATTGACTGCGAATAGCGCCTCTTGTTTGACCACAGCTTGCAGATTGTTGACTGCCTGATTGAAATAACTCTTCTTCAGTTCGATTCCGATGAATCGCCGCTCCTGCTCGACAGCCACAACCCCCTCGCTGCCGATCCCTGCGAACGGCGACAGAATCGTATCTCCCCTGTTAGACCACAGCCTGATCGCGTTTCTGATGGTCCCCAATTGCAAGGGACACAAGTGCGCCTCATCCTTCTCATCCCTGACGGATCGAATGTTCAACGTGTCTGATTCAACGATGTCATACCAGACCGGATGCGCCAGCTTTATCCATTCCTCGTTTGTGATATCCGTTTTCACCGGCTCAGGATTCTCTCCGGGCTTTTGAAACACCATCACATAATCAGCCCATGCAGGCCATGACCATGAGCTATCTTTATTTTTCTGCATAAACATCATAGTCTTCGCTTTCGTCCTGATAGCCTGCGCCTGCGGGTTTTTATCTATCGTGACGCGTGAAGCAAATATCCATCCGTGTTTTCTGAACAGTTCGGAGATGTCGTCTGAGAATGGCTTCTTGCCTATATAGCCATCGGCAACTTTGAGAGATGCCAAATCCTGACAATGGACGGCGCACAGGCGACCGGGCATGGTCACTCTCAATAACTCAGGAATGAGATATCCGAAGTGTTTGAAAAATTCATCGTAGTCTTTGCAATTGCCCATGTCGGCGTCAGAATCCGAATAGCAATACAGCTTTGCGAAAGGTGGACTGAAGATGGAAAGCCCAACAGACTTAGACTCGACACCAGTGATGCGCTCAACACAATCGCCGTGCAGCATTCTCCATTCGGGAGTGTCTACATCCCGCACCTGAGTTCTGTGTTTGGTTTTTCTTTCGCCTTTGACTTCACTGATTTGTGTGTCCTTCATAGCTCGTATAATTCCCTCCGCAAGCTCGGCGGCCTGCTGTTCTTTACGCCTGACATTTTCAACCACACTGATCTCAGCATCAGATGTAATGACAATCACATTAACCGGAGACTGTTGACCAAAGCGCCAACATCGCCGGACAGATTGATACCACTTCTCAAAACTATCGCTCAGTCCCAAGTAAATCAGGTTGTGGCAGTGTTGCCAGTTGAGGCCAAACCCAAAGATGCCTGGTTTGCTAACCATGGCGCGGACATCTCCCTTGCGCCATGACTGTTCGTAAATCTGCCGGGATTCGTCATCTGTTGATCCCTCGATCAAAACAGCTTTTGATTTGAGTAGTTTGCTCAGATCGCGGCCTTCATCGTTCAGGTCATGCCAGACAAGCCACTGCTCTTTTGAGGTCCTGATGATTTCTGCCGCGCGTTCGACGCGAGATTTTAGCGTGTGTTTGCGCGCTTGCGATCGACCCTGAATGCCTCTAGGCATATCGGGAAAGAGCTTCCCCTCAGGAATGAAATTGCTGGCAAGTATCTCTTCAGAGATATTCAAAGGCGGGAGAATAAAATCACCATCTGGATATCCAAGGTCTGATGGTTTGCGAACATATACTGCCCATTGCGCAACCCATCGCCAGAAAATCTCTTGCGCGTGGCCTTTGAGTCTATATCCGCCCTGAGCGCCAAACTCCGAACCGTGAACAAAATAATTGGCCAGCATCTCTCGTCTTGTCGAAGCTCCGAGAAATTCAGCGTGATTGCCTAGCTCAGTCAGGTCATTTGGCGATGGCGTCGCCGTACAGCAAAGGCGGTATGGGATGTTCGTGAATTCTTTCAAGATCAGGTCGCGGGTCTTACCGTCAATAGATTTCAGGATCGAAGACTCATCCAGTACTATCGCCTTAAATTCGGTCCCGATGAACTTATGAAGTCGTTGATAGTTCGTAATCCAGATGCCGGTTGATTCGTCTGGCGTTGGTTTATATTCGATCAGGACACCCAATTTTTCGGCTTCGGCGATTGTCTGTTGCGCAACAGATAGCGGTGCGACAATCAGGCCACGACCACCAGTAAGCATCTGACAAATCCATTCAATTTGCATGAAGCTTTTGCCAAGTCCGCAATCAGCAAATATAGCCGCGCGGCCTTTATGTATTGCCCATCGGACAATCTGAGCCTGCCAGTCAAAAAGCATCGGATGGATTGGTCCCGGATCAATGCCCAAGGTTTCAACTTTGGGTGATTTTGATTCCAAAAAGTCAGAATAGTCAGTAGTCATCTTTGATCTCCATTGATTAGTTGATTGCGATTATGACCGCAATTCCTATTGCGACTTCGATAGCTGACAAGCAGACAGCGACAACCCATGCATCAATCCGGTTCTCACGGTCTGGAATTTTGGCGCTTAGTTGCATCAGGTTATGCAATATGTTCATGTGCGCCTCCGCGCCAGATCGGAGCCAATTTTTGCGCCAATGACGCCAACAACGCAGAATGCAATAAAGTGAGTGACAGTCATATGAGCAAATATTGCAACAATAATTGTAATCAATATTCCAACCCCTACATGTTGAATCCATTCGTTTACAGTACTCATTACAACCTCCGGGTTTTACGGTTTAAGAGGGCATGAAAAATTCCCCGTAAATTCCATGCCCCCTAACGCCTGATTGGTTCCCACGGATTTTTCAATCCCCTCCAATCAAGCGGTATCCAAATTCTCGGCTTTTTTCTTTGCCCTGCGCGCCTGGTCTCTCGCGCGGCGCTTTTCGCGTTGAGCCTCTGCTTGTTGCTCATTCGCCTTCTCTGCCTGCTTAACAGCTTTCCAGCGGCGTTTCTGGCCTTTTGCGATGCGGGCTTTCGGCGTTTCTAGCTCAGTGATTTCATGTCCCAGTGTACGGAAAAACTCAACTAGGGCAAGATTGACCGCATAGCTTGCGCCATGTTCTGTGATCAATGCTGTATAGACCTTAACAAATGCGTTAAACAGGACAGGTTTTAAGCGTTTCGGTGTTTGCGTTGTAATCTGTTTCAATTTAGTCATAGCCTCCTTATTCTAAATTACTTGGTTATTAGTTGCAAGGTTTTCTCAGTATTCCGTCTCTCCATCCCACTCGCAGAAACATGAGCGGAGCGTATTCTTGAACACGACTCGGCAACCGCTCTGCCCGGTGTGTTCGGCGCGCGCGTGTCCGCAAGCCGGGCATGACGCAGATATAAAAGCTTCGTGCGGGATCACGTGCGCCCTGTCTTCGCAGTCATCGGCTATTAGCCGTTTGAAAGCTGGGGGCATAGAAGGCAATAAATACCGGCGCATGACGCGATACATGACTTTTACATACCATTTGTACAGCCTGTGTTTTATCCAATTCATAATCTGCTTCCCCTTAGTTTCATAATCTGCTTCTACTTATAAATTCTGTAGAAAATCGCCAACGGTTCTTTAGGATGACACCCTCAATATGTCTCATTTTGCCAATTTTGTTGCATCTGTAAGACATCGTTTCATGCTCCTGTAGGTAGCCTAGTTTTACTTCCAAAAAAACATCTTTTTGTAAAGAA